ATACACACCGTTTTCCCCAATAGTAATAGGGTCTGAGTGCACAGGGGTTGCTGAGAACGCAGGGGCTACAACTGTTGAGTAAGAAATATTTTCTGGAAAATTATAAAAGTGATCGTCTTCATTTTTTACAATTAAACTAAAACAAGCGCCAGCATCTCCAAAAACTTCGTACTTTCTAGCAGTTTGAGCTTTTGGCATTGCAGCTACGTTTATTGATAATTCTTTTATTTCTTTCATATATTTATATTACAAATTCAACATCTGAGCTAAAATAACCTAAGAAAAAAGCTTCACCTTGTGAAGACCAATACGGACTATTTGTATCATTAGTTCCATAAGCTTTTTGAAACTCATTTACCCTACTTTGGCTGCCTAAATGTATTTTAACTCCGTTACCATTACCACAACCTTTAACATATAATGCTGCGCGACCTGTATATGGACTCGTAGTTGCAAATCCTAATGTATGAGCCCAGTTTTGGCGATATTCAGGATCCCAGTTTGGTCCAATATATACATGCTCAATATCATCAAGATTTATTAAAATTAACCTACTAAGGCAATAGCGATAACCACCATATCCTCCTGGTGAACCATAATAATTATTTCCAGTTCCTGGCGCGGTTCCATCCCAATAAAACACATTCATCTCGCCTAATCTAGCCATAGTATAATTACTATTGTTCCAAGAGTTACCATTAAGCCCACCGTAATTAGGATCAAAATATCTTGGGTTAGTTGGAATATTAGGAAGCCCACCCATTCCCTGTATATTATCTGGAACATAAATACCATCAGCCCACGACGTAGCGTGTGGCGGGAAGTTCTGTGAAGTACCAGTGCTATAGCTTCTTGGTTTAGTTACGTTACCATTTCCATCATCAAAAAGACCGCTTACTTGAGCAATTAAATCCCAGTCTTGATAAGAATAACCATTACTATGATCTCCATAACCACCTCCACTAGTGGTTGGAATTACTGTTGAATTACTTGCATATCCATTAGGACCACCACCACCAATATTAGTTAAACCTACTCCACCATAACTTGAATAACTACGGGTGTTTTCATTTGTAATTATAACAGAGTGCATATAAGGATTGTTATCTCTATCTACTTTTACAGTACCTACACCACAGTCAGTCACCTCTATAGTTTCTCCTAAGTTCCAGTTTAACAAATCTAAAGTGTTGTTAGTTAGATTATTTAAAGGCAATGTTTTAAAAGATATTTGATACATCATCGTTTGTTGCCAAAGTAATGGTAACATGTCTAAGCCGTAGTAAGTGCTTGTGTTATCTGTTTCGCTATGTATAAAATCAGATATATTTTGGTTGTGAATAACAAGTCTTTCGAAAAGTGGTTGTAATGCAAAATCTTGCATACCTGTTAAATCAGAAATATAATCACCATCTTGTCTTGTAGACGTGCATAAGTGTACGTCGTCACTAAAACCACTTATCCCACCACTATACGTCGCGTTAGTTTGAGAAACAATATACAAGCCTACTGCCAAGCCGTACGGGTTTGTTAACGTTGAAAAAGCTTCAGAGCAGCAGCTGGTATTATCGTCCCAACGATTAATTCCTAGTGTTAATAAATTACCATCTTGAGTTGAAAAAACAATACCAGGCCCGGTAAAACCCAAGGCTTGCATTCCACTTACATTTTCTTCTAAACACTCCTCAAAAACACCATCAGGAACGTAAGTTTCTATAATACTGTTTCCATTCCAAGGTAAGTTTGCTAAAGCAGGGGTCGAAGCTACTGTCAGAGTTCCAGCTCCATTACCAGTCAAACCGCAAAAAGATGTAAAGGTAGGGCTAGTATTACAATTAGTACCATCATCACAAGTTGGACAACAAGGTAAAAGACCAATTACACCAGGATCTGTACCTATCCAACAATCACCTGTAGTACCGTCCCAAGGTGTATAAGCGTTACCAGCGGTGTCATAGCAATCAACGTTAGGTACTAAATAATTAGTGGCAGTAGTGTCTAAACAACCATCGATACAACACATGCTAATATCATTGTCAGTAGCCCATGGCATGTAATTTGAATTAGTACTGTCCATGCAGCCTTTGTATATACAACCACAACCCTGAGCAGCATTAGAAGCCCAAGTAACATTTGGCACCCCGTTGTCAGCAGCTACAGTAATTGTATTACCATAATTTGAGTTATAAAGTGGATCCGTAGGGTTATTACTACCCGTTACATCTACGTAAGTATAAGAATTAAAAGGAGTGTAACTACTAACAGTGCAAGGAAGTATTTGAAGTGGATCTACAAGTGAGTTTGAACCGTTATAACTTGGCCATACACTATATCCATCTGCGTTTGTTGTTGTTGTTGTTAATGTACCATCATCTAAACACTCCTGTGCTATTATATTACCATTTATATCATAAACAGTGCCGTAATAATAATATGGAAGACAACTTCCATCATCACAATCTACTGTAGGATCGTAATTCATTGCGTAAGGATCATTTTTACACCCTTTAGTACCTACACATTGTGGGCAGGCGTTTTGAGCTGCTAGTAACGTTGTATATGCACCAGTACCAGAAGTGTTTACTATTTGCCCACCATTAACAGTATCACAGTCCCAAGAGTCTACCCAAAGACACGTGCCCGGTATTGTCGCATTAACGTTGTAATTTGAAGATGCTATTCCACTTGGTGAAAACTGGTCCATACAACCCTGGTATTGACACGAGCCGTCATCCGTAGTTGCAAAATACACTGTTCCATTAGGATGTGTAAATGTAGTTACACCGTAATAAGACAATGGGTCAATACAACCGCTATATGTACAAGAACCATCATCAAAATTAATTGTAGGCCCACCGTAATTGTTTGCAACTGGATCTATACAACCAGCAACTATAGGTGGCAAACCAACAGCTATACCAAGACCTTGTATATGAAAATCACTAGCATTTAAAGTTTGGTTTGTTAAATATTCTTCTTTACCTTTTATATAATTAAACCATTTACCTTCTTTTTCTACAAAATCAGTTACTTTACCTTTTTCAAGATCTGTTGATATAACCGTAACATTCCAGCCTTTTACTTGTTCTAAATTATAAAAACCTACATTTGCATTTGATTGCACGTTTGGATCTGCAACTTCTTTAACTATCCTAGCTTGACTACCCTCGTAGTTTATAGTTTTAAAAGATTTTACAGTATCAGGAGCGTCGTTTAATAAAAATTCTACAGTAGAATTAACATGGTTACCGTAAAAAGTATTTCTAGACACATTTCTATCGTGGTGCTTCCAAGGTATTGAATTATTAAAAGTATAATATTTATTTTCTACACTAGCACCTTGTTCTAAAATAAAAGACTTAAAACTAGTCCAACCAGTAACAGATTCATTAAAAGATAATGTTTTTCCATTACTTTTAACACACAAGCTATCTCGTAAAGTTAAATTATAATCTTTTTTATCAGCGTCAAAAGAACCAATAAGAAGTTCATAAGTCGGCATGGCTTCTTGAAAATAGTTAGACATACCATACTCAGATATTGGTGTTAAACCATCTTTAGAAAGTCTAAGCACAGCGCCTCTTTGTTTATCTGTAAAATAAGCTCTATAGTTATCTATAGCAAAACTTTCTGGATTTTTAGATATACCATAATCACCAGAAAAAGGCATTGTTTGTCCAAGAACATTTTCTGTTGCAATTAAATTAGGATTTCCATCAGCGTTAAAGACAGCGTCTTTGTTAGCCTGTATTCTTATAACTCTATCTTCACAAAAAGATATTAAATCTGTATTTCTACTAAATAACTTTTGTATACTACCGTAAGTAGGGTTTAAATCTTTTGTTATTTTTTCTGCTTGTATAAATTGATTTAAACTGTTAACACCACTTGTTGAGTTATATAAACCAGAGTATATTAACCCGCTTGATCTTCTCTCTTCTTCATAATGCTCATCTGTCGTTGTTGAAACTTTAACACCTTTATCTATAATAACTTGATTAAAATCATCTCTTAATCTATTAGACTCTACACCGTTACCAAACGAATAACAATTAAACCAAGAAAGACCAACTGTTCCTAAACCACCATACGCAAGGTATGCTACTTCATTTGGAAATAAAGGTATGCCTGAAAAGTTTAAGGTAGGTGTAGTTGGTATTGGTGTGTACCAACTACCACGTAGTGTTGTAAAAGTTCCATTTGGTCTTGTAAATACAAGCTCTGTAGCTCCAGCAGGTTGAGTACGTAACGGAACGTTGAATTTTATTAAAATATTACCGTTTTCATCTTGACCAAAACCAGTTACTATAGTTCTTGTATTAAAATCTAAAAGCAATGGGTGTGTTTTACACGTTACTACAGAGCCTAGTGGTACCCACTGCTCCGCGGTATCAATATTAAATTTTGTTGGAAACACACTACCTGTAGAATAAAACAAATCTAAATCAATACTTTCTTTAGGTTCTGTTTCAAATATAGCGGGATTAGAACTTCTTACAGCATCGTTATTATCATCTGTTCTTTGTTCTAAAAATTGTATTGTTATAGGGTTTTCGTTTGCGCCAACTGCACAAGCGTTTTGGTGAGGCGCTGTGACAGGTACTGAAGAAAGAGTAGATCCAATTGCACTTTCAGTATTTATATTTTTGTCTATAGGTATTTTATAAGTTACTCTTCTATTAGTTGGGTAACAAAAATTAAAATAAAGAGTTTTATAAATACCTTCTAAAGCAGCGTCACCTTCTAAACCTGGAGACCCAGGCACTGTAGCAGACCAGTTATTAAAAGCAGCTTCAACTATAGACCAGTCAGTATGGTTGTATTTTCTTTGCTTAGTTATGTTTATCGAACTAGATATTGTATAAATAACTTCATTTACATCACCAACAAATTTAAATTTAGCACCAGGGGTAATATTGTTTACAACATTATTTTGATCAATGTGGTCTGGGTTTGTACTAGATCCAATTGCCCATATATAATTCTCATTAATATCGTTGTAATTAATCTCACGTTGTAAAGTTCCATAATTACTAATAGGCTCGCCAAGACCAGGTCCACCAACAAAAGGAAGTACTATAGAAAAAGCTAAGTCTATATAGTGTTGTCCATTTTCTTCGTATATACCTCTTCCGTAATTAAAACTACTATTAGAGTTTGTGACATGCCCTGGATCTGAAATATTATTACTACTTGAGCTAGGATGTGTTCCAGCGTAATAAGTTTGGTCTATAAACCAGTTACTAACATAGTTAGTTGAATTACCAGGGTCAAAATCCATTAAATTACTCCAGTCTCTAGGCCCATCAGCAGACTCAACTCCTGAATTTGAGTCACCTGCGCTATAAATAGTGCCAGGACCAACGTTAGGCAAAACGTGTGGATTGACGTTTGAAGAAGTATATTGCTCCCACTGCGCAGGTGGTGTAGATGCAACAGAGTGTGTTGTACCTTGAACTACGTCTGGCGCACCTGTATCAGAAAGATAATAAGTTGATATTGACTCTACAACCTCGTACTCTTCTACAGAAGAAGCGTTTGTGTTTAAAAAAGTATCTGCTATAGAGTCACTATTAATTTTTACAAAAAATTTACCATCAAACTCTGGTTTTACTCTTGTTATAGCTTTGTAAAAACGAATTTTAAGACCTGTGACAAAGCTTGTTGTACCAGTGGAATACATCCAGTCTTCTGTTGATAGTATAGGAGTTTCTAAAACAATAGAAAAAATTGACCCATCGTTAGAAATATTTACAACATTGTATTTTTTAGAATATCTACCAGTAGTGTCTTTAAAATCAAACTGCATGTTTTCTTTTATGTCTGATATATCAACGCTAGACTGTGATGACCACACAGCCATGTCTATTTCAAAAGTTTTAACCCCTGGAGCTAGAGCATTACTAACACCAGCAAAGACAGTGCTATCGCTTTGTGCTAATAATCTTTTTTTAGTCTTTAAAAATTCAGGAGCTTCATTTTCTATTGCAATTATTTTGTACTTAGCATTATTTTTTACTAAAACATCTGAATCTGCCCCTTTCTTTAATATTAAAAAAGTTTCTTCATCAACTTTGTTTCTTTCAGATGATGGAAATGACAGCCATAAATTACCATCTTCTGCTTTGTAGACTCTATCTAAGGCTAAGTTATAATATTCATTAGCAGTTTCTTTAATATATATTTTATAATTTTTAGCCCAAGCAGGTGGTGAAGTAACTAATTTTGCTGTTAGTTGTGTTGAATTGTCTGCTTCATTTTTACCTAAAACAACAGTTGACTTGCTACTTGAAAAAACAGGTGTTTCTCTATTATACTCGTCTAAATAAGTAAATCCTAATTGATAATTTCTTATACTTTTTAAAGACTTTGCTGGTCTTAAATTTTCTATTAAATTTTCCTCTACTCTAGGAAAATTAAAACCATCAAAAGAAAGACCAATATCATCAAAATAAATGGAATTAAACAAAACTTTTTTACCATAATTATTGTTTTCAATACCCCTAGTCCATCTATCTGTATAGTCAGCTACTAAAACAGGTTTTTCATACGCACCAGTTTCTTCGTTGATTATATTATAATTTTGAACGTAGTTACCATACACAACTCTATTGCCAGTGACTTCTTGTGACAAAGCTTTTCTAGGTACATTGTCCCACTGTCTCAGTGTTTGATTTTCTGGAACAGCATTAAATATTATATCAGACTTTACCGCATATTGATCAGCATGCCAATTATTAAAACCTTCTACTGAGCTAGGTATAAAAATTGTTTTTAAATCATTGTATCTTAATTTGTCTACAATATAAACTATAGGCGAGTTTGATTCAGAATACAAAATGTCAACTTGAACAACATCATTAGGTATGTTTTTAGAAATAATATTTCTTAATTTTATACTTGTTAAATTGTTCTGCATAGCTTTATTGTAAGCTAATAAAGAGTCATATTCAAAATAAGAAGGCTCAAATACAACGTTGGTAAACGGTGAAAAAGTAGAATATTCACCATCTTGATATTTCCATCTATAACCAAATCTAACAAACTTTTTTTCAAACAAGCTGTCTGTGTCTAACAACCTAACAACGTTAAAATCGTTTATGGTAGAGTTGTAAGGGCCAGAGCTAATGTCGATAGGTGTTGTTGGAGAAATGCTTAGTATTTCTATTTTATAAGTATTAACTGGCCAGTTAGCACTTGTATTGCCTATTTGCTGACCACTTAAGTTTTCTAAAACTTTACATCTAACATCAAAGTTGTTAGGCAAACTTAATAAGGAATTTTGATTTAAAAATCTTAACTCTTCATTTTCTAAAAAACTACTACCATTAGAAAATTGTGTAAATTTTACAACAATTTCAGTTCCAGAAGAAGCTAATTGGTAACCACCAGACCCATCGTCTTCTGTAAAGTTATGATCAGAAACAGCTGAAGTTAATTGTTCAGACTGTTGTTCTATGTTAATTTTTTCAACAGGAGATTTTTTTATTGTTGTAATGTTTTCTTCTTCAACTAAAATATTACTATTTAAATCTATATTTCTATCAGGGACAATAAGTTTTGTAGCTGTATTACCACCTGAATCAGTACCAGCAATACTTCTTGTAATATTTATTTTTTTAGGTTCTGAATTGTTGTCAGTAAAAAGAAGTAAGTTATCAATAATATTAATACCTGTTATTATATTGTTACAATCAAAATTTAAAAGTCTTGGTTTTACAAAAACTAAATAATTATAATCTTCAAGGTCTGATCTAACCCACTCAGCACCAGGACTATTTTGATACAAAACACTTGAAATGTCAGTTAAATTTTTACTAAATCTTACTGTAGAGTTAGCGTGATCAACATAAGTTACTTTTCTTGAAATTATTTTTTGCCCAGCAACCATTTCATTAATAGCTATATTTCCTAAAGTCACAGCGTTATGACCAGCAGCTGCAAAGAAATAACAATCCATACCCTCATATATACCTAAAGTACTTTTTACAGCGTAATCATAATTACCTAAATTTAAACCATTACCACCAATTGAATTTCTTGTGAAATCAAAATAAGTTTTAGTTCTAAAATTATCAACAAATACAGGTGTTACAGTATCATTTTGTATTTTGTATATTCTATCAGTCCACGTGTAGCTTTCAGGTGCGTCATACAGGTAATTAACGTCTCTCCAACCTATAACAGACTTACCGCTAGAATCATAAATTAAACCACCTGATTTTTGACTAGAAGCAAAGTAGTATAAAGAATTATCTTTTTCATTAGAAATAGTACCAACACAAACAGAGTCTGGAGCAACACTGTTTATTAAATCAACAGAAACCTCACTATTACCTAATACGTTTTCAATTGCGCCAACATCAGAACTTTCTGATGTAGAAACTTGTATGTTTAACGCATCTCTATATTGACCTACAGGTACTAATCTTTCGTCAAGATCTTTGTTCATTTTACCAGCAGTGAAACTATTTTTAATCTCCGGCATATACTAGTGTTTTATTTGTTTAGATTTACCTCTAAGTATTTGAGTTAATTCTTCTATTTTTAAATTTGATAATCTTAATTTTGCTTTTCTTGTTGTAGCAAATTTGTCTTTTTGAAACCTACGTACTATATACTCTGGAATATTTGCTCTTGTAGATACTATAGCGTATGCTATACACTTGTACATAGCTTCTTCAGCAAACTTATGTACACGCATTTCTTTGTTAGTCCCTAGGCTATCACTTATATAATCAAGTATTACCGTTTCACCGTTTATTGAAGATCCAAAATATATAACACCTTCATTGCAATCAATAAAGTAAGATCCGTTTATTTGAGCGTGTTGTGGGTCTAAACCAAACCTTTGTCCTTTAGTTAAATCAAAAGTGTCTGCGTCATACGAGTAGTCGTTAACTTTTTCTTCATTTGTTTGGTTAGATTTAAACTTACTCCAAGTGTCTGATTCTCTTTTGAAATCAACAAAAATAAGCTCTTCAGTTTTATAGTAAAGAGGGTTTGTAGATCCTAAGATTGGTGCACCTGGGTTTGTTATTGTTGGTTGACCATCTAACAACCATTTTTCATATTGAGGGTTTGTAAGTAAAATACCCATGCCTGGAAAATTACCATTAGTAGTAGCTCCAACACTTTTAACAGTTGTGTTTGGTTGTATACCAGGACCGTAAACTCTCATGCCAACTTCTATATCGTGGTTAGCTGTAAAAAAGTTTATAAGCATATGGTGAAGCCCAGCTCCTGATGCAGGGCCGTAATTAGCTTCATATTTACTTTGATAACCGCTAGTGTTTTGTAATTTAATTCTTGTTTCTTTTTTAAACTGTGGTAAAGGGTTTTTTGATTTTATATTACCATCTCCATCAGGATCTGATATTTGACCTGTAGATGTTATGCCGTATTCTTCAAACGGTAAAGTCTGGTCGGCTTGAAAACTATTGTCTTCAAATTTAAATGTGCCATCTGCGTTTTGTTGAAAAGCTAAAGGATTTCCTGTTTTAGAGGCTGGTTGCAAAACTCTTTTAATACCATCTTTATCACTAACAGAAACTTTAACATAGTTAACGTAGTCTTGTGGTAGTGGCATTGCTAGCGAAGGTGGAACTTCAAACTCAAGTGCTTTACAAGACTTTAAAGTATCAAAGCTTAATTCTTGCAATGCTCTCTGTGCATGAAAAGCAACGTCACTCTTCTTGATTTTAGGTATTAACTTGTCTTCACCAACATAAGCAATAATAAACTGGTTTATAATATTTTCTAAAGAAGTAAATTGATAACTACCATAAAACTCATCACCTGTGTTTTGAATACCGTCACGACTTTCATAATAACCTCTTGCTGATTGATTTAGTAATCCCATTTATTTATGATTTTTTTTGATTTGTATCTTTTTGTTCTTCCGTGCTTGCCATTTGATAAAGATTTGGATCTTTTAAGTTTATACCAGCAAGCGATAATATTTTATAAACAAGTTTGCTTTGTTCTGATATATGTAACTCAAAATTAACTGAAGTTGAAGAATTGTACAACGCATTACCATTAACAACAACGTAACCCCAGGTTACTCTTGATGGTTTTTTTATATAGTTATATGTAAGTTGTGAAGTTATTGAGGTAGGATATACTTGTATTACCTGGTCGATTGTAAAGTTATTAGCAAATCTTAAATACACAGGTCTTGTTCTGTTAGGAATAGTTAAAGGACTACTATTTATACGTATCAACTCATCTTCTTGAACCTCATCAACAACGTATCTTTCTTGGTATTTTACAGTACCTAGTTTGTAAACATCATCTGGCACTTCAAATAAACCTTGACCAAGACTTACTGGCGCGTTTTGTTTCTTTTTAAATGCGGCCAACTTGTCATTAGTTATATTTTCACGGTTAGAATATTCTGTTATATTTTCTGGAGCTCTATTGTATAGATCTATATCGTAAAAATATTCTTCAAAAATATCCATTTGAACTTGGTTAGCATATAAATTAAACTCTTGAGGCGTTATATAACCTCTTTGCTCTTTATTTGCTAAAGCTAAAACTCTTTGATAAACCGTGTCTATTCTTACCATTATTATTTATTTTTATATGGAAACGCTTTGTTTAAAGCCTCTTTTCTTTTATTACAATTGCAGCCTTTTTTACCAAACACACCTTGTTTGTTTAGGTATTGTGTGAATGATTTTATACCAGTCGCTGTTGTAAATTTTTCTACTGTATCTCCTAGTCCTTGTGATTTCATATTTAATTTTTTAGTAGTTGCAGTCGCCCCGTAGAGCGACCGCTTCTACAGTTTGATTATTTTAATCGTTTTTCTATATTTGCATATATTTCCATACCTTCATCAGTCTTAAACCAATGTGCTAAAGCAGTGTATGGATGTTCGTCAAAAGGAACTGTCATTATAGGTCTGTTGTTTGAAGACCACATAAAGTTTCTTTGATCTTGACTTAACTTAACAATACCAAGCTCTGTGGCTTTGATACCAAAGTTTCTAAGTTGAACATTATCATCAGCGGCTAATTCTAAGAACAAAGCAGGATTATTTCTAGCAAATACTAGCAAATCTCTTTTAAGTTCTTTAGAGCTCATCTTAGACACACTAGAACCAACCTCAACACGTAATATAGCTTCTCCCATATCAAGGTCCATATTTCTAGCAGCTAGTATTGCATCAGCTTCTAGTTCTAATACTTCAATTTCATCTGCAGCCTCTACTTCTGGCTTGTACTCTGTATATATAACATCTTTGTGTGGGTGATATAAAGATAATAGTTTTTGTAAAACTGTTTTTTCTTTTTCTACAAATAAGTTACCATTTCTAAAAATAACGTGAGCTAATCTTTGATCTCCTTTCATTTCATCAACAAATGGAGTTCTTTGGTTTTCACAATATTTTAACTCTCTTTCGTAACCTTTTTCTTCGTCAAACCAATACACATTTGAAGATTTTAACATGTACGATATAGGTGTTTTGTTACCTTTTAAATTGTAAACTCTATCTTTTATTTCCCACTTTGGTTTTGCAGGTTCAACTTTTTTAGGTTTTAGTGTTTCAACTACTGGAGTTTCAACAATAGGTACCTCTACCTCTTGTGTTTTTTGTTTTTTTGCCATAATATAATATATAATAAAATTAATAAAAAGAAAGGGGTTGGGGAGTTACCCCCAACCTCTTTAAATAAACGTGCTTATTTCATTAACATGAAATTGTTAGCACCTTGAGTAATTAAACATCTTTCAGTTAAGAAGTGTAATTGCATTGCATCTAAAGCAGATGTAGCAGCACCAACAGAACCAGTAACCCAAGACTTCATTCTTCGGTCATCAGTTTGTGAAGCTCTATATCTTACGTGTAAGAAAGGTCTCTTCATGCTTTGCCCAACAGTTTGGTCATAAACTGAAGAAGTACCAGCAGGAATCATAACCCCTCTAAGAGCATTTGCCCCAGCAGCTTCATTAATACCACCTCTTGTAGCTTTATCGTTTAAGTATCTGAAGTCAGACTTGTAGAAGTCATAAGAACCTCTTCTGAAACCAGTGAAACCTAAGTTTAATGCCATATCTTCAGAGTTGTTGAATACACCGTATGATGTACCACCAGCACCGTAAGAATTCATTGAAGCTAACATATCGTCCATAGCTAAGCTAGTAGATCTGTTGATAAACATCATGTATTCTTCAATAGCACCTTGCTTGTCAAATTCAGCTAAGATAGCATCAAATTCAGCCAAATCAGTAGCAGCGTTAACACCAGTAACACCAGTAGTAATATTACCTCTTGATTCAACAGCAGCGAATAAACCTTCAGTACCAGTATCATCACCAGCAGCAATACCATTAAGTAAAGAAGTTCCATCAATTATAGATGAAGAGTCTGCTCTTTCACCTTCTAGCATAGCCATTTCAATGTAATCATTAAAACGAGCTCTAGTATCAGCTTCAGCTTTTAAGTACCACATGTAACCTGATTGTCCATTTTCTGTTGAAACTTCAACCCAACCAATTCTTGAAGTATCAGATCCTGAAACCTCAAAGTAATCTTTCATGATAATTGGTTTGTTAGTAAAAGTTAAGAATCTTGGCTCGTTAGCTCCTCTAGTGTCTGTTTGAGCAGCACCTAAAGCAGTTCTGTAGCTATCAGCTTTTCCATACTCAGAACCATAAACTAATATAGTTGATGCATCTGTAGCTGTAATAGTTAAGTTAGCCGCACCTCTATCGTAAGGAAGAACCTCAACTGATGAAGTAGAAGGAACGTCAGTTACTAAACATTTAACAACACCGTTAGTTGCATCAGCAATAATAACTGTGTCGTTAATTCTAATACCGTGTCCTTTTGTAGATAAACTGTTACCATCAATATCTGAAGATATTACTATAACATCAGTTGCACCAGTACCAGCGGTAGTTCCGTTGTTTGCATCTACGTTACACTTGTAAGATAGATGTAATCTACCTTGTTCAGACCATACAACCTGATCAGATTGCATTGCCTCTTCAGCTCCAACTTGTGAAAGAAACCCTGAAATAGTTCTCGGTCCGAAAACTTCAGCTTCTTTTTCCATTAGATCTGGTAAATATTGTTGACCCCATGAGTTTGCAGTTCCAGTAAAATCCAAATAGTTATTTGCTAACGTTTGTTTTTGTGGAGCTGGAACACTGTTTAAATTAGGTCCTGGATTAATTGCCATAATTATTTATTTTAAATTAGTTATTTGTTTTTGATTTTAAATTTAAAAGTTGGAGAAGTGTCATCGTTAAGCACTCTTACTTTAGGACCGCTTGTGTTATCGTTAGAAAATGATTGCCTAGGATCCATACTTACGTTTTTAGCCTTGGCAACACTATCTTTCATAGCATCAGCTTTTCCTTGTTCGTAAAAGTGATTAGCAATAGCGTCGGGATTCATTGCTGTAAATAAAGATTTATGATAACCTTTAGCATCTGACATTTCATTATTTTCATTCAAGAACTTCTTGACAAAATTATTAATATCACCTTGGGTCTCTTTAACCTCATTAGCATTTTTCACATTAAACCTATATCTCTTATCTCCGACGTTATATTCAAAACCTTTGAAATTATCGTTAAAAACTTGTTGAGTTTTTAATTTAAAAGTGTTAGTTTGTTTTTCCGCTATTTTTTTAGTCTCTTCCGACTCTTTGTTGTATCTATTAAAGAAGTTTACAGCTTTTTGTTGTTCAGGTGTTAACCTGCTTCCAGCTTTAATTTCTTCATAGTATTTAGACTTTTGCCCGTCTAAGTGGGCTTTAGCGTTGGCAACTTGCTCTTTTAACGCTATTTTTTTCTTTTTAATCTCTCTTTCTTCATCTTCCTCTTCATCGTATGAAAACGAGTCTTCCATTAAAAAACTGATTTCATCATCGTTTAAGTGAGATTTTGTTTGTTTGTAATATTCTCTAAGAATTGTCATGTCATCATAACTAGAGTAATCTTGGTTAAGACGTACATAATCTTCTAAAGTACCACCAGTTTCTTCCATAAAATCTACAACTTTTTGTAAATTTTCTGGTATTGCTTGGCCAGTTTGTTCTGCTTTTTCTATTGCTTCAACAACTTCTTCGGCTAACTCTTCTGTTTTTTCCTGCACATCATCAGTAACTTCTTCTAATACTGGTGTTTCTTGTGCTTGTTCTTCCGGTTGTACTTCTTCTTGTTTTTCTGTGGCATCGGCATTTTCATCGACTCTAACCACTCCCTCGTCGACAGGGTTGTCTTCTTTAACTTCTTCGGTTTCATTTTCTATTGGTTTGTCCAAGTTGACAACATAGTCGCCATCTTCGTTAATGTTTGGTTTTTTAGTTTCTTCAACTGGTTGTTCAGTTGCTTGTGTAGTTTCTTCAACTACGTTTTCTACGTTTTCTTCCATAATATAATATAATAATAATTAATAATTGTTATCTAGGATCAAAAGCACCTAAATCAAAACCGCCACCCATTATATCATTACCTGCAGACTCAAAGTTTTTAGGTGGTTTTTCACTTTTTCTTTGGTCTATAAGTTCACTTTGTTGTGAGGCTTGTATTCTAGTTCTTTCGTCTTTACGATCTTCTTTTTGTTTTTCTTTACCTTTTGCAGCTTCTACTTCCATTTGTTTTAACTGCATATTCATTTGAAACTCTAGCTGCATTAGTTCTTTTTTGTACATTACTTCTTGCGCTTGCTTTTGAGCATCAAGCTGTGCTTTCATTTGTTCCATTTGCCCCTCGGCTTGAACCATAGCTTGTTGTTTTTGCATTTCCATTTGTGCAGCAGCTTGTTGCGCTTGTATATTTGCTTGAGACTGTGCTTGTATGTTTTGCTGTTGCATCTGCTGATCTTTAGCAAGTTTTTTTGCTCTTCTAAGTTTTAGCAGTTGATTAGCTAACTTTACATTTTTAATTTCTCTAATATCAATAGCGTCAGCAAGTTCTATTATTTGTTGTTGCAAAGCCATTTGAATATTGTTTTCAAGCATTGCTTTCTCTTCTTCGTCTGGCTGTAACTCTATAAATATACCAAAGTCATACAAATGTAACTCCGACATTTCTTCAAGCGTAGCAACGTTGTGAGCACCTATTTGCTGTATAAAAGCATCTTTTGTTGGGGAATATTCTATAATATCAGATATTCTAAGTGATAAACATTGTGCAACTTCGGAAGTTAAAAACAAACCAGCTTGTAATATATGCCTTGTTGCTGTATTAGAATTAGCTGCAGCCAACTTCTGCACTCCAACTAAAGCGTATTTGTCAGGTGTGCTACCATCTCTTGATTCGTTTAGTCCAGTGACATCTCTAATCATTTGCATGTAATAGTTATAATTACCTATAAGCGATTGCATTTTAGCACCACCACTACCAGACTGTATTTCTTGTATTGGCACTTTTCCTGGGTTCATGTCACCTTCAGAAGTGAAACTTCGTCCAATAACAGAACCTGTTTGGAAGAACATGTTTAAAGCTTCTTGTGGATTATAGTTTGTACCGTTACCCAAATCTATTTCAGCTAAACCATCAGCATCTAAATAAACACCATCAGGCACCATGCGTGATAATACTTGTTGTAACTTTAAGTGTGTAAGCTGTATCATATCGGCAAAACCAGTAATACGACTAACTAAACTTTCTATTCTACCCTTATATAATCTAGGCGCTACAATAGCGTAATTCATTTTAACTTTAGTAAAATCACTTTTTGGCCTTACCATGTTCTTAGCCATTTCCCACTTAAGTAGTTTTTTAGTACCTAATACTAAAGCACCGTCATATAAGCATTCTATTGATCTTTGTAGCTTACCAAAATTTTCCGCGTCCTCAGGTGGGTTAAACGTGTCATCTTTTTCTAATATTTTTTCAGCACCAGTACCAGTTTCTTTTACTTTGTAAACTTCGTTCATGTATGTTTTATAATTAAAATATAAAACCTGAACTTTGTTATTGTCGTCTTCTTTTGAATTGTAACTGGTATTATTGTTTGACTTGTAAGTTTTGTTTTTTGTTATTTCTTCTAAATCTTGATGTGTTAAGTGTGGGAATTGTTTTGCAAGTTCATTTATAGGTACATTTTTTACTTCACCAACATAATAAACGTCATCAAAATAAGGTGACTCAGTATACGAATAAACTAAATCAGCTGGATCAACGTAATCAATAACAACACCTTCTGATGTATTAAAGCTTGTTTTAACAGCTCCTATACCTAAAACTGTTAAGTCGTAGTAATATTGCTTTTTAATTAACTCGTAGTTGTTACCTTCCATTAAAACTTTCAAGGCTTGTTCTTCTGCTATCTCTACAGCTTGTTTATAATTTAAACGCATATGTAAATCAAGCTCTTCTTTAGTGTCTGGTAATTTATCTTTATCGTTGTTGTATGCTGTTATACCAAGGTTTTGCTCTACAAAATCACTGTAATCTCTACTATTCATGTCTATAAGTATAGACTCCATATATTCTGTTCTTTTGCTAACGCCAAAAGGATCTTGAGAATAAGCCTTTAAATCGTACATTCTTTCTGCAATGCCATTTACAACTATATCTACAAACTTAGGTATAATAGGTACTGGTTTCCAGTCTAAATTTAAATAAGATAAATCACCGTTGATAGATAATTCATCTTTGTATTTTTGTATTGATTGCTCACCTCTAGCATACAACCTTAATTTATGAAAATTATCTTGATTTATTCTATACCTGCTAGCACCTCTATCGGTGTGCATCCACTCGGTTTCAATAGCTTTAGCCACTTTCAAACCATACTCATAGCTCATTTTTTCCAAGTCACTTACAACTTGGCTAGGAAAATAATTTTTTATAACAGACTCTGCCATATTTATTTTTTAATTAATTTAGATGTATTACCTTTGTTTGAATACCTAGCAATACTTAAGTTTAGTTTAGGTTTTTGTGTTGGTGCATTTGGCCTATATAAATGTCTATTGTTAGCCATAATAGCTAGACCAGAGCTTATGGACGCATCATGCTTTGTTCTTTTGTTGATGTCAAATTTAGCCCAGTCATTAAGTAGTTCGTTAAAATAACAATTACCAAAAGAACCATCTTGTGCCATACCCACGTGACTTTGAATATACATTTCAATTGCCGCCGCATGAGCTTGTTTTATATCTTCACTTGAGTTTGGTATACCACCTACTTCTTTTTCAGCCGTAGATAATTTGTTCCATATTTTATCAGGTCTATTCATACTAAAACCTCTGTAACCACGTCTTCGTAAATAATACAATAGGCGGGGTTTGTTGTTCTCTGCAAGTATAGGCATCCCGTAAAACACTAATGCCATTAGAACGTCTTCAAAGAATATCTCTGCGGTTTGTGGTCTAGCTAAGTATTCTAAGAAAAATGTATTGGCTGGTGCGTCTTCCATGCTAAACTTTGTAAGCCCGTGCAAAGCACCTTTAGAACCTACGCCGTCTACTGTTCCTGATATATCGTAACTATCACAGCCGAAAGCACCCATATGCTCATTACCTGGCCATTTAACACCATTTTTAATTACAACTTTGTTTTGTAAGTTTTGTGGTGGCACCCAGCTTATTTTAAATCTACCTTTAGGATCTGGATAAAATATCACTGTTGAATCTTTAACACCGTTAACCCATTGAAAATTACCCTTAGTAATACCTAATGTTCTAGACATTTCCTCGTTGTAGTCTATTTGCTCGTATATTTTAACAAGATTAAAAATAGAGTTTTTAGTCTCGTCTCTAAAAGCGTGTTCAGTAGTTCTTGGAAACTGTCTGTAAAATTCATTTAAAGCATCTTGATCGTTTTTTAAACCGTCAGCTTCGTTCTGCCAACTGTCTATAACGCCTATATCTATTAATTCCCCATGTGGATCGAAGACTTCATGATCCGGAGTATTGAAGACTGGGCTTCCGTGCTCATCAATAAATCCTTCGTAGTTCCACTCCATTGGGATAAAAAGAGAATATAAGCCAGAC